CTATTTTTACTCCAAGCCATAGGGGGCTTCTGGCGTTAAATTTTGATTATCAGAAAAGGGACGATTGCAGACTATCTTGGATGGATGGGCTCAACTATTCCCTACGCGATTTCGATCAGAAGGTCAATGTTGTTCCTGGCAATCTTTGGGTTTTCAATCTCAGCTCTCAAGGAAAAGTTGCCAGGGATGGTGACAAGATATTCTACAACGAGCAACGAATGAATTCATTCCATAGGAAATACTGGCTTGAAGGCGTTTGCAAGAGATACCTGGCTCCAGACAATCCTAACTGCCAGCATAATCATTACATTTTTAATCAGATGTGGAATTTCTTCAACAGAGAATGTCGAGTGAAATGGACTGAGGGTGTGGACGATTGGGACGGAAAAAAATAGTCACAATCATCGGGACTAGGCCCCAATTTATTAAGGCGGCTGCGCTCGATCTCGATGAAGAACAGGTAGAAAATTTCACAGTCCACACAGGACAGCATTACGATTGGGTTCTGTCTGAGCAGATTTGGAAACAGTTAAAGCTGCAAGAGCCGGATCATGTTCTGAATTGTGGACATCACAAGTCAGTATTTCAAATTGAATGTATGCTCCGTGAATTAAACCTGATTCTGAGTGCAAGAAAGCCTGATTTTGTAGTTGTCATAGGTGACTGCAACTCTACACTAGGCGGTGCTTTGGTTGCGAATTTCCTCCGCATTCCTTCGATTCATATCGAGGCTGGTCTTAGATGTTTCGATAGGAGTATGCCGGAGGAAAGAAACCGTTACATAGCGGATCATTTGGCCCAGGTGAATTTTTGCATTGCAGCCGAAGATAAGAGGCAGATTGAAAAAGAAACACATTTCCCCCTGCCTATGATGCAGCAATGGAGTCACCCACCACCGAATGATAATTATGTGGTCGGTGATACGCTATACGATGCAATGATGCTCTTCATGCCAATGCTGGCGATTATGGCGGGTAATTATTTCCTGGCAACCGTCCATAGAGAGGACAACGCCAATGAGCATATTGAGGAGATCCTTGAGGGTTTGAATGCACTCAGCCAAAGGGTTATTTTCCCAAAGCATCCACGGATCAAGGTTGAGAAAGAATACGACAATATCGAGTTTATCGAACCTGTTGATTATGTGACCATGCTGAGTCTGCAGCTTGGCGCTGACGCTATCTTTACCGATTCTGGCGGTGTGCAACGCGAGGCTGTGTGGCTTGGTAAGCCCTGTGTTCTACTCAGGGAAAGAACGGAATTTCATCATTTTGTTCAATCAGGTCATGTGGTTCTGGCTGGTCACAGCAAAGAGAAAATAGTTACCTCACAATTTACTACTTGGCCCATTGAGCCGTTCAATCACATGGAGGATGGTCGGGCGGCAAAGCGAATAGCGGAGGTTATCTATGGGCTCTAATTACGCATACATCGTCGCCGCCAGCACCAATTACATTCCTGGCCTTGTGGCAATGTTCAATAGTCTGAAACGACTTGAAAATGAGCATGACGTTATTCTGATTTCATTTCGTTTGCCGGAACAGTTTCTCGAATCACTCAAGGCATATTCATTCACGGTAAGGGTTATTGAAACTGAGGGAGATAATCAGACCCATCAGACCGCCATTGAGCGGTTCCGCGTGGCTGTTGAAGTCGGCCCTGAGTATGATTCAATCTGCCTTCTCGATGCCGATATGTTTATGGAAGCAAATGTTGATGTGTTCTTCCTGGCTGCGAGTAGAGGGCTGATCGTTACTGGCAGTAACGGCATGATTATCAATTTCAATAAAAAGTATCAGGAACAATATGATTGCTACCTGGATCAAGATGAATGGCCCTATCCTCAGATCCATACTTCTGTGCCTATTTTTCTTGATACTCGTAACCTTGATTGGTTTGATGCTCTTTATAAGTCCAGGCGCATAGATGCCTGGGATGATTTTCTTTACTTGAATCTCCTGGGGATAAAGCTGGAGAAGTACAAGAAGATGATCTGTATGCCGCCCTATGCTTTCACCGGGATTCATCATTGGCAGATGAAACCGGAAACCGGAGTGATCGAGAAGGGTGATCTACTCCTGTCCGGTACGGAAGAGCAAGTTTACATGGTTCACGGCAAATGGTGGGATCAGGGCTGGCTACAGGATCTCGTGCCAACAATGGAGCGGTACTGGCACGATGAGGAGATAGGTTTCAGAGGACAAGGCAGAACACATAATGCAATTAACTCTTTACTCGGACGCTTTCGTAACCTGTTAACAGAAGGAGATATGTCATGGCTAACACTATTACAAGAGGGGGCAGTTTCCTTACCCTGAGTACCATAGATACAGATTTGGTCTGTGCGGATCTATGGCCTGAACAATGTGTATCAGGGGTTCCGATTCTCAGCATTGATTTTGTTCCTGCAGCCGGAACGGACAAATGCGTTATTAGGGAAGGATCTCTGACAGGGCCGATAATCTTCTCTAGTGATTTTGCGGCTGGTGCTTTCCCTGGTAATTTCGTCAAGGACTTCTATGGTCGTCCCATCAAGCCCTGCATGGACGTATCTGATGGCAGCTATAATGCTGCCGCGTTGGTAATCTTTCACATAGGGCAGCTCTAATGCCAAAACCGAATCAAAATAAGAACGCTCAGAGAAAAGCAGCGAGCGCGATGTTTGCGCTGCAACACCTACTCCATGACGAGATCCGACTGAAAGAGGTTGCAGAAAAAAGCGCGGTTGATTTTGATCGCGTGGCAGAAGCCCTGCGTGAAATGAGAGGCAAGAAGGATATTTCTGTCCAGCTTCTCAAGGATTCCTGGGATCTGTTTGGGGTCTTGCTTGCAGAAGCCTGTGAGCTGCGTGATCGCACTATGATCCTTTACATCATTGAAGAGATCATTAAGCGCAAAGAGCCCAAGCAGCAGCACGTTAAGACAGAGGGTATGGTCGATCACAGAGTTTTGCATTTGGTCAAAACAATAGAGGATCAGGATCTTGAACATCTTATCGCAAGAAGAGTTGCTATCACAGCCGGAGAGGGAGAAGCTAGACCAGTTAGAGCTATCCCTGATAGACGCAGTTCTCGAGAGAAGAGATCCGGACAAGCTGTACCAACTGAAGATTGAGCCCTATGTTGAAGATCCCGTAAGATTCGCCCGGGAAGTAATCAGCATGGAGCCCACGGATGAGCAAGTCAAAATGCTCACCGCGATCTCTGAGGACGATCATGTGTCTGCACGGTCAGGCCGTGGCATTGGCAAAACCACAGGTCTGTCGATGGTGATATGGTGGTATATGGTCACGCGGCCTCATTGCCGTATTCCTTGTACCGCCCCAACAGAGAACCAACTGCGCGATGTGTTATGGGCTGAGTTGAACAAGCAACATCGTGATATGGAACCTTACTTTGCTGAAAAATTCGAGCTGACAACCGACAGAATCTTTCATGTAGAGCATAAAGCAACATGGTTTAGCGTCGCTAGAACCGCACGGAAGGAGGCTTCCGAGAGTTTTCAGGGTTTTCACGAAGAGAATATGATGTTTGTTGTCGATGAGGCATCCGGTGTGCCGGATGAAATCTTCGATGTCATGGAAGGTGCTATGACCGATGTGGGGAACAAGGCGCTCCTGGTCGGCAACCCGACGAGGACACATGGCTACTTTCATTCAACGCATCACGAGTATGCAGATAAGCCCTGGAAGGTGTTTCATTTCAGTAGTGAAGAGTCTGAATTGGTCAAGAAGAATCAGCAATGGCTCGAGAACATGGCTGATCGTCCTGGCGGGAAAACATCTAATTTTTATCGAGTTCATGTACTCGGTGAATTCCCGATTGAGGACGATTCGACGGTTATCCCATTGCCTTGGGTACAGGCTGCGGTGGATCGTCAGATTGAATATCACAAGCCGTTATCGAATCGTGCTGTTGATTCAGTCGGTGTTGATATAGCTGCCGGCGGTGACAATGACACAGTTTTTTGCTTTCTCAAAGGTGTGCGAGTGATCGGCCTCGTCGCCTACGAGAAAGAAGAAAGCATGAAGGCGGCTGGTCGGATCGCCGGACTGACGCGCCGGGGTCCGGAAACCAGGAAGTATAAGGGTAGGCGCAGACCAATCCCGCCGGAGCTTATCAGGATTGATGTGTGCGGTGTTGGCATCGGGGTCTATGAAAGGCTGATGGAGCAGGGTCTTGACGTAATGGGAATTGATGTGCGCGAAGCTACCAGCGATCCCACGCTGTATGTGAACAAGCGATCAGAGCTTTACTGGCAGCTCAGAGAGTATTTTGAAAGCGGGATGATAAGCATCCCCAACGATAAGATTCTGATCCGCGAACTGGCATCCATTAAGTACGAGCTAGATTCGCGGGGAAGAATCTTAATCTGGAGTAAGCAACGCATGAAGAAGGAGGGTATCAAGTCGCCTGACAGGGCCGAAGCTCTCATGCTGGCTTTCGCTGATTACTATCCGGAAATAGAGAAAACGAAACCGAAAACGTGGCAACAGAAATGGATTGAGAAAACCGAAGAGAAACCGCAGCAAGATCCGTGGGTAGATTACGCTAAAAAGGTGATGAGAGAGGACCACAATAAGGTCTTATATTTTGATGATGAATACTCGGAGCCCTTTCAATGGTGACAGCCGAAATTGTTCAGAGTTTAATCCTGGTTGGGGTGGGGATAATCATAGCGATTATCCTCATTTTTTTTGGATTCGCCTTGGGTAGAAGAACACGAGGCGAGGAAGTCTTGCCGGACTTTTTCCATGTTGACGAGAAGGCGCCAGAGGAAGATGTGTTTGAAAAAGCCTTGCTGTCAGCGGAGGATGGTGGTTACACGGATGAGGAATTAGGGGAAATGCAACGGGCAAGACCTTATGAGGGAATGTGATGAATATGTTAGCTGAGATTCAAGGGTATCAAGAGGACAGTAGGGTTTTGTTGATC